ACCACTGAACAAAAAGATGCAATGAAAAAAACACCAGGAGAATCTGCCAAGGTGTTGCAGGATGTGGGCAAAAAGCAAACGGCCCAAAACCACTTGATGGAAATCTATCAAAAGAGACTCAAGGAATTGACAGCCATAACCGGCAAGACTGAGCAAGAGATTGAACAGATGGCCATGACAACTGGTGTTGACCTTTTTGATGCCACCAAAGACTTCACCAAGCAAATGGAGGAACTTGGTGTGGCAACCCTGAAAACTAGAGAGCAACTTCGTGGCATACAGATGGATCTAGCATTGAAGGGTCTTGAGGTTTTTCAAAAAAGAGTAGACGAGCTCAAACTTCCAGAAATACTTGACGAACAAGCAAGGGCTTTCGGTGACCTTCAAAGATCCTTGGACGGCAATGTGAGCGAAGAACAGCTCGCAACATTTATGTCAGATTTTATGCCAAACTTTTTGACCTTCGTGGGTGGTGGATTCCAAGGATTGCTTGAGGCGAAAAAACAGTTTGGTGTAGGTGGAAAGGCATTTAGTCAGGTTGATGAAAAGGGAAACAAGGGCAACTTCTATGGCATGGAGGAAAAGTTCACAACAGGTTCAGGTGGACAAATGGTTCAAACTATGATCAATGACGGAATCATGAATGCAGGAAAAGAGCAGGGTGGAAACATTAATGCCCAATTGCTGAAATCTGGTCCAGGAGCTGATGCATTCAGGATTGATTCCAACATGTTCTCCAGTGCACTCGCGGGCATGGATTCCGACAAAGGAGCATCATTGGTGAGCGCCCTTGAAAGTGGAACATTCTTTGACGGTCTAGACATGGAAACCCTCACCAAGGAACAGTTTGCAGACAGACTGAACACTTATGGCATGGATTCTGGTCTCGTAGGTTTGACAGACAGAGCGAAGAATGATGAACTCGGCATGATTATTGACGGTTTGCCAACAGAGTTGAAAGATAGTTATGGTGCAATAATCGAAATGTTTGGTACTTTTTTTGACACCCGAGACGGGGATAGACCGGACTGGTACACAGTGGAGTTTGCTAAAGCAGTTGCCGATGGCAAGCTTGATACGAGTAGTCCAAGAGGCAAAGGCATTGGCGATACGACATCATCGCGCCTAGGTCAAACTATGGGTCGTCATTCGGCGATGGATGGAATGCTTACTGGAAAACGAACAATGACATCTGCGTACAGAACCACTAAGCTTGGCTCAATTAACTCTGACCATGTGACTGGCAGGGCATACGACTTGGTTGGTGCAAACCTAGGTGCCTACCAGCGCCTCGCAACTGCTAATGGCGGTTTTGCTGAGTTCCACGGTTACGGGGGCACTAGACACCTACACGTCGTTCCTGGCGGCGGTCCATATGGCGATACCGGTTATCCAGCCAAAACATCTACGGCACCAGCAATGGCTTCGGGCGGCGGCGAGGGAATCTCCATCAATATGAACGTAACGGGTGGCCCAAATGCCAGTGCTGAGGAAATTGCCACAATAGCCGTACGAAAGATGAAAACACAAATTGATAATATAAGGCAACGCTCATGAGCACCACCCCACCCAATGACCCAGCAGATGTCCTAGTCCTAGACCTAGGGGTGCAACCGGGTAGCACGGCAATAGCACAGCCAATTGACTACTCTACTTTAAGTTTGACAATTCCGCCCATGACATTTGATACATCTAGTTCTACAAATAAAAAAGTTTTTGTTTGGGGTCTAAGTAGTGCCGGCAGTACTCAAAACAGGTATGGAACATACAGTGTCGGCTCGCAGTTGGGCGTCAATCCAGTCTTTAGTTGCCAAGCAACCAATTTCGTCAGAAAATGCAAAGTCGTGGGTTTTGTTGGAAACACACAGACCTATGACAGAGATGTGTATCTGCGTGTTTATCGAGAAATTGTTCCTGGGGCATTTGACATTTACGGCGACAAAAGAGTCACAAAGCCAGTTCTTCCCCGTATAGGGAGCAATGTTCCGTCCGACGTAAATGGAAAGGGTTCAATTCCGTCCGGTGCTTTCGCCAATGGTTTTTACAATGTGCTGTTTATCGGGTGGAAAGACTATCAAGGCAACAAACGATTTGCACTGGTTGATTGGTATGTGGTCACAGATCCTTATCACGATAAGGAACAATACGAAGAGCGAGCTTTGAATTTGTCACAAGGACCCGTGGGTTCGGGAGCAGCTAGAAGTGCATCGGGAAGTTCTGCTTTCGCCAACAATTTTATAACATCTCAATACAATGGTGGCATCCAGGGTGGGTCCAGCGGCAGAATACCATTGCCAAAAATTGCAGGAAGAACTGAAACCACCTACTACCTCATTGATACAGCTCCTGCGCAGATTTCGCAGCAACAAACTTCACTTCCATCACGATCAAGTACTGCTCCAACAATTTCTCAACCAACATTTACTGGATCACAACTCAAACTAATAGATGAATCCGATACCAGTTTCAAGAAGGTGGGAAACATTTATCCATATGGTTCCCAATCCCTTAAATATTCAAGATTTTATGTTGACCATAAGGGATCACGCCAGCAGATTTTGCTATCTGGAGAAAACTATACTCAACTTGAAAATTTCTTCACGGATATAGCAAAGATTGCGGCTAGTTCTACATCTTTGTCAATAGTAGACGGCATTAAACTTGAACCATTTGTAAACTGGGTGCCATATAACTTGGACTTTGATGCTGGAAATGAAACCAGTAGAAACTGGGGACAAAGAAAACGAGCTGACGGGGAAACTTTCTTTAACGGAATTGTTGTAGGTAGTTCAACAGCGCCATTTGGGGAAGCGCATCCAAGTCTAAATAACAACATAGAGGGCACCGTTACTGTTGGTGGCGTTCAAAAAGCACTTAGGTCGGACTACATCTACGTTCTTCCTGGTCACAAAAGATCACAGAACGCTGGTTCATCCAATGTAACCTTTGTAAACAATGGCAAGATAACAAGTGCTCAAGCTGCAGAAACACAGCTCAACGATCCCCAAGCATGCAATCTAGGTAAACACGCTGGAAAATTCCTCAAATCTGCTGGCTTTACACATAACGGTGTGATGGCATATGCCAAAGGGATTGAAACCTTCCTACAAAATTTGTCAATGAAGGCCGCGGCAACCCAAACGTTTAACGGCTACTTCACAGGATTTGGCTACCCAGCCTACGCAGGATCGGGAACCGATCCAGCAGTTTCACTCGGTTTCAAGTTCAGTCTTCAAGGTTATGCGAATCTCCCCGTCGTAGCTGGTCTCCCGTCCTCGTCTCCATCAAGTGGGTCAACAACGACGACACAGACAGATGACATTGTCGCAAAATACCTGAAAGTTATCAACACCAGCAAAGACACCTTGGCCGCAGGGGGGACTGTTTCCCTAGAATCTCTTCAGCAGGCTATTTATTTCTCAGCCAGACTTGGTCTGCCAATTCAGCAATTCAAAGAACAAACCCTAAAAGCCATTAGGGAAGGAAAAATTGCCTATTTGATTAAAGTCAAGAAACTCACTCCAGCCAGGGCCGAAGAAGAGTGGAAAAAAGATCCCCTATATATAGGTTTGAGCAAAATATTTGGATCTACTAGCGCTGATTATAGCGGCTCTGGTGACGGTGGCAATGGTGGCAATAATGGATCAAATTCAGGATACAACAATTCTGGACAAGCAGGTAATAAAAACAAGAACATGAATAAGAATCAGCAACAGAAAAACCTGCAAAAAAATGCCAACAACCAGACAGCCTCTTCAGCATCCGAAACCATAAAAATTACCGTGACGAGAGGATTGGCTGGCTATCGGGCAGGTATTAGATCCACTGGTCAATCAACTTCAAGGCCAACATTAATTCAAACATACGAAGGTCTGAAGAGTTCCAAACAAATTAATGGAACACCAATACGAAGTTTCGTATTCCCCTTTGTCCCAAATAACGTCAACTATACTGGTTTGGGAGTTAACTGGACAGAAATAGAGCGCACCGGCGGCTACCCAATAGTTGATTGGGCTAGTTTCCAGTTGCTCAAGGTTAGTTTTACATTTGACATAGTCAGCATGGCGCAGGAAAATCAAGCTGGGTTTGGTCTGTATTACTCATGTGAAGATCAAATTCATGAATTGAGAGAAATGGCACAAGCACCATATCCAGTGACCTTTCTCAACATGGACAAATTCATGCAGGATGAACTTCGTTGGCCTTCTCTGAATAGCGGTAGGGGAGTCGAATTTGTAATTCAAGAATTTAGCGTAACCGCTGTTCAAAGGACCTCATCCAACCCCACGGCCCTAGTGTCTAGCACTGTGGCAAATCAGATTTCACGAGCATCATGCACTATGACACTACAAGAAATACCAATTGAAAAAGTTGACATAGTCCAAATGCCACCGATAAGACCGTGCAAGAAAGAATGCGATAAAGACAAAATTATTACAGAAAAAGATAGTTACGTACCTCTATTCACTCCCTTAATCTCACGATCTACCGGGTAAGAACATGTCCAACGCCAATTCGCCCTTTCAGAATAATCCGACATTGCCGATTCGGGGCTTTGAATATTTTCGTGTGACATTTGGTTCGGTTGCAGCAAATATAATGGAACAAATAAACGATTCTATTATTTCTGCTGACATTAATTACAGTATGGATGCCATAACAGAACTAACACTAAAGATAATTGACAGCGACTACGACCAATACAGACAGGCATCTGGAACGCTCCAGAGCAAGGTGGGAACTGGTTTTGCTGCTGCGAACTACTTCAGCATTGCAAGAGATGTTACCTATGTTACAAAGGCCATAAAATCAACATCCACAACTGCCGATGCTGGCAAAGTGGCAGTCTCGTTGTATACCCTTTTAATGGAAGTAGCAGAAGTGTCTTGCAGCCAAGAAAATAGTGTTTCCACGATATGGACAATAAAGTGCAGAACAAAGGCATGTCAACAAATGAAGCGAGACAAAACACCGGGCAGTGTAAGTGGCAATGGAACCGCCTATGTTGCAGCCGTAGCAAAGAAATTTGGACTTAAATTCGTTGGTGAACCAACAACCAAGAACAAGAAGATAACCAAGGCAAGCGGTGAGAAGGAAGCAGACTCCGTCTGGGATGTGATTCAAAATCTTGCACAAGCAGCGAACTTCAAATGCTTCGAGTCAGATGGAACTCTGTATTTTGCATCAATGAAATGGCTGATGTATAAGTGGGGTTCAGAGTCCATCACGTACAGCCACAAAGTAAAAATCAATGGGGTAGAAGTTTCCAAAGATGTCACCCGCCGATATGTGCCAATCATGCCTGGCCCATATGGAAGAGATTTTCCAGCAATGAGAATGCCTAGTATGCAAAAATCAGACAACACCCCCATGGAGGCTCAAGGCGATGCCCAAATTGAAAGAACAAATGGTGTTGCTCTCCGCCCTGGAATGACAGTTTTTATTGGTGGAATACCAACATTTACGGGTTACTACTTAATAACTGCAGTCAACTTTGAAGAGCGATCACCCAACCCAGTCGGAATCTCGTTTGCCACGCCAGAGCGCAGACCTAAGGAAAAGATAGTAAATCTCCCCGTTGGTCCACTTTACAAAAACACCCTAGATGCTATTGGCCCAGACGTTATAGCTCCATATATTAAATCTCAAGTTTCGTCAACCTATCAGGGAAACCGACCACCACAATGAGCGATTATGGACTAGGAGACCTAGATGTCATCAATAGGGACAATGGTAGTCCTCATCCATTTGTTGGTGGTGGGGTTTGGCTAGGGGTGGTCGGTGCAGTTAGTGGAAACAGCGTCTCAGTTCGAATACCAGATTTGTCAATAAGTATGACTGGTCAGGCAGTTGGTGTGACTGCCCTCCATCAGTACAAACCCAAAGATGTGGTTTATGTGGCTCTCTTGAACAATGATCGTGAAAGGTGTGCCATCCTTGGAAGGTGTAATATAGTAGTAGATGTGTTCGCTAGTGCCGCAGTAGTTGCCACCATGGCCACCACTATTGCATCGCTTACCGCAAGAATTGCTGCACTTGAGTCGGCTATGACTGGCAAGAGTTCTACTTCGCATACTCATTAAAATAAAAGGACTAGATATATGCCAACCCTGAAATTTCCGCTTGAACTTGACAATTCTGGGTCTTTCGCCACTCTGGATCAAGATAGTACCGATTACTATGCACAATTATTGTCAATGTGCGCATTAACTGAACCGCAGACACACCCATTTTCTCCAACATTTGGAGTTTTTGATCCAACATTTGAAGAGGTTGACAGGGGTCAATTCTTGTTGCAGGCTTCTCGTTTTTTTCCAGAGATATCCATCACTGAGGCAGAAATTGAATTAAACGAAGAAACTGGTGAATCCAAATTCAAAGTATCCTTCGAAGGGAGATAACATGTCTGCTGATTTCAGGCCATACGTAAACATGCAGCTCTTTGATAGAGACCCTGCCGAACTCTACTTGAGCACACTTGAGTTACTCCAATTGAACATTCCGGGTTTGTCCGTCAAGCCAGGAACTATTGAAGATGCACTTGTGCAGGCATTTTCATACCTGACATCAATAGCAGTTAATCACATAAACACCTTGCCGAACATGCTCATGGAGGGATTGGCAAACCTTATCGGCGTGACAAGACGCAATGTAAAGTTCGCAACCGTTACGGCGACCATAACTGCTCTTGATTACGCTGGTGGAACATTGGAAGAAGGAACAACTTTTGAATGCACATACGTGTCGGGTGGTACTACCTATAGCGATTATTACGAAATAACAACCCCTGCCATCATTGGCGCCGTAGAGCCAGATTTGTCGGCAAATCCACCAACTGCCCTCCCTTCAACAGAAGTAACCCTTGTGGCAACAGAGATTGGATACAGACAACCAGTAGCGGCTGGTAAGGTTCTGACAATTCAGAATTCGCAATTTGTGAGCGACTCAGCAGTTGCTTTAGACACATTTGAACAAGGAACCCAAGAGGAGTCAGATGCTGAGTTTGTTGCTAGGTTCTCCACATATCTGAGAGCGCTTGGCAATGCTCTTGCAACAGCCAAACAAATTGAGACATTTGCTTTAGCACAATTTGAAACAATCAACAGAGCCAAGGCTGTGGATTTGATGAATGCAGATGCGAGCAGGGCACAAAATGCCACATCAGCGCCTGGCTATATATCCTTGTTCTTGTACGGAAACGGTGCTCCCTTGAATTTTCTCGCACGAAAAGAAATCTTGATTGAACTTCAGGAACGAATGGTTGCTGGTTTGAATTTGATTGTTGAGGATATTCAGATAAAAAATCCAGTCATTACTACTTCGGTGATTATAGCCAAAGATAGCAACCTTCAATCAATGATTGATGGTATTCAGTCAACACTGGTGAACGTGCTTTCTCCGACCCGATTCATTGATACCGAAGACAAGATAAGAAAATCTTTTGTAATCTCCAGCATCATGTCGGTACCGGGTGTTATATATGTTCCTTCATTTTCAATGTCGTGTTCTGGCACAACGGCATCGGGGGATGATTTGCTGTTTAGCAATAAGGGGGTTTTGCCAGAACTTCTTCTTGCTGACCTGACCCTCACGGTGGGTTACCAGTGAGATCACTCCAAAGAAATCTCTTGCCAGACACACTGGCTTTGTATCGCCTGGCGACAGATGCAAGTTCCTCTGAAATATCTTCATATACGGCGACTGATATTTTGACCAATTCTTGGTCTGTTGACTCTCCGGCAACATTGACTGCAGTATTGTCGCCGTTTTATTCGGGTGACAGATTCACCTTGCAAATTGAGAACAGTCAGGCAACTCTTCAAACATTGCGAACGGCATCATTTGAGATTGAATTTCCCGAAATTGCAGATGAATTGATATTTCACTGCATGGTGTATTGCGACTCACCGCTTGAAATAACTGCCCACCTTCACAATGCCGACGATGCGTACACGACCGAAACTGGATACACAAATACCACTGTCGTCGGTGTGTGGAGTCCGATTTTTTCAAATGCTAAAACTTTTGGCGATTTGTCAACATATTCAAAAAACCTCAAAGCAACCTTGGTTTCCTCCAATGTGGATACTTTTTATGTGAGCATGACAACCCTGACGGACAATAAACCCCATGTTCATAATCAATTTTCCCAATTGTCCAAAGTCTTTTTTCCAGACATTTATCGAGATGTGGATGACACATCCATCGCACCTACGCGCCCGATGGACAAGCTGTATCACTCCCTGACTGCGAATATGTCAAAATTGATGGACTCCTTCAATGAGTTTGCAACAGTTGGTCAAGCAGATGCAAACTCAACAAGTCAAATATTGGGATCAAGCCTGTATGCCCTGTCACGGAGTAAGCTCACAAATCCAAATTTAATGTCAAGCGCAACAATGCCTTGGGCTGCCCAATTTGTGGCAACGGACTTAAGGGAGCAAATTGTCGTCAGTGGTACAGATGTGGTCAGCGATGATGTGGATTTCCCAAGGTGGCAGATTTCGACCAAGTCCCATGGTCAAATTGCTGGAACGAGAACTGCACTAAAAAACTCTGCCAGACTCGCTCTCTCGGATACCAAGTCGGTTCTCGTGAGCCCTCTCCACGAAGGCAATAGGTTTGAGATTATGGTTAGAACATTGGTTTCTGAGACCCCAGGGAATCCCGTAGAGGGGACCTCAAGTCCAGCGGTGCTCGCAGTACTCCAAGATGCCAAACCTGCTGGATATACCCTTTTACACGAAACCTTAGATGAGTTTGGTTTCATTCTAAACGATTCAGAGTTTGGTGCCTTTGACCAAGGCGTACTTACCTGAACAAAATGATAATATATAGATACCCCTAGAAAGAGGTAGACATGAACAGCAAATTCATTAAAGACACAGCAGAACGATCAGTAATGGCTTTTGTTTCTGGTTGGCTAGGTTCAGCAATGGCAAGCGGATTAGATTTTGATTCGTTGACAAATGCAGACAACCTTAAGGTCGGAGTCACGGCTTTGGCACTCACTGTTGCGGCCGCACTTGGTCTCAAGAAGGTCGGCCCAAACAAGGACTCTGCTTCAGTACTTTAATCTGAAACTGTCCGCAGGGACAAGGGTTCCTAATCTACAATCTTCTAAGTCCTTGATTAGGAGAACGCGCCCATGATTGCTGGTGAGTACAACATAACAATAGAACAGGGCACCACGTTCTACCGTTTGATTGATGTCATGGAACCAACCGTTCTTGACCCAGATGTGTATGAAGCATTCAATTTGACTGGATACACAGCACGGATGCAAATTCGCAGAACCGTTGAGAGCACAACCCCCATGATTTCCCTAACCAGCCCAACCGTCAGTGGTAACGGGATAACCGTCATGGACGGTGCCAACAATGCGATAAGCATCAATATCACGGACACGATGACCTCATCGCTTACTAGTAGTGGTGTTTACGATTTGGAAATTATCAAAACATCAACCGGTGCCGTCAGTAGATTGCTACGAGGCACCATAACCCTGTCGCTGGAGGTTACGAGATGACCACCACATCACCAGTTGTTTCCGTTCTCGTAGATGCACCAAATCAAGTTTTCGTAAATCAAGATTCACCCAATTTACTTCAAGTTAGAACTGCAAGAACTGGCGATACTGGTGCTGGGTATGCTGGCGTCACGTCTGCAACAAGCGTCAGTATTGGTGCTGGAACAAAGGTTTTCACACTGAGTACGGCATCCAGTGCATTTGCTACTGGCGCCAGAGTAAGAGCATCTGCCGTTGACCCGACCAACTACATGGAGGGAATAGTCACAATCTCTGGAACCACCATGACTATGACATGTGACAGTTTTGGTGGGAGCAGTTTCTTTGCTAGCTGGAACATTCACCTAGCTGGCGACAAGGGTGCAACTGGCGCAACTGGTGGCTCACATGTTCATACCCAGTCATCGGCATCATCGACATGGACAGTGACCCACAATCTAGGTTATTACCCAGGCGGCATATCGGTCATTGACAGCGGTGAATCCATAGTGGTTGGCGATGTGACACATACAAGCATGAGCCAATTTACCGTCAGTTTTTCAACTGCTTTTTCTGGGAAGGTTTACGTCTCTTAGCTAGAAGCGCTTTATTGCGAACCTATTGAAAGCCTTGCAACATCTTCCCCACTTAGGTAAATCCTGCCAAAACTTATTTCGATTTCTTCGCCCGACCCACTAAGGATGATGTCAACCTGCTTGTAGTGGATTCCAAATTTTTCAGCAATTGATTTTGCCAATTCTGAGGAAATGCCGTAATCAATATAAAATTCGGTAGATTCTGAACCTTGAGCTGGCTCAATATTGGGGGTAGCAACAACATGGTGGACACCGCCAGTTGGGGCATCCTCCTCTACGGATATCTCAATAACCTCTTCTATAACTGGTTCTTCTTGTAATTGCTCAACAATAGGCAATATTCGTTCTAGCTCACCATCTTCGGGAACAGAGTGACTGAATGCAAACTTTGGACTATCTGTTGAAAAATCGTCATCTGGGCGGTCAGGCACAACAGGAATAATAGTTTTGGCAGATGCCTTTTTGGGCTTTGCTGCCTTTTTGACTGTTACTTTCTTTTTTGTTGCCATAACAAAAATCCTACCATAACCAGCCTTCTCATATGTCATAATAGTACGAAGTTCGTATTCCGATACAACCATGCAAAGACGGTGCGATGTCATACAGAATCAAACTCAGGCGCTCAACTGCTGCTCAATGGACTGCCGCAAACCCAGTTTTGTTCGCTGGTGAGGCTGGATTTGAAACCGACACCGGAAAATTCAAGATAGGCGACGGAACATCCGTCTGGAGTGCTCTTTATTACTTCACCACAGCATCGTCATCCACACTTAACGACCTTGGCGACGTAACAATCACTAGCGCCGCTTCTGGTCAAGGATTGGTATATAACGGTTCGGCGTGGATCAACAAGGCAACCACTTTCACCTTTACGCAGTCAAGTTCTTCGGCGGCATGGACTATCACACATAACCTCGGTTATCGCCCAGGTGGTGTCTCGGTTGTTGACAGCGCAGAAAACGTCGTTATGGGTGACATTGTTCATTCGTCAGATAACGAACTAGTGATAAACTTTTCCAGTGCCTTTACTGGGAAAGCATACCTCTCATAACGGAAAGAGTAGATAACCATGGCCAAGCATTTAAATAACTTAAACCTTAACAAGAATGAATTGCAGAATGCGGTAATTCAGAACCTTGCTACGGCCCCAGCTAGCCCGGTCAAGGGTCAGGTTTACTTTGATACCGTAGAAAATGCCCTCAAGGTCTACAACGGCACTGCTTGGGAAGCGTCGGCACTTAGTGGTGTTACTTCCGATGCGGCCGAACTCAACATTCTTGATGGTGCTACCCTAAGTACCACAGAACTCAACTATGTAGACGGTGTAACTTCTGCGATTCAGACGCAAATTGATACAAAAGCACCTCTTGCTTCGCCAACCTTCACTGGTACTGTAACCCTGCCTTCTGGTACCGTCACTTCGGCAATGATTGCCGATGGCACCATTGTCAACGCTGACATCAGTTCCTCTGCAGACATTGCTGACAGCAAACTTGCCACGATTTCAACTGCTGGCAAAGTTTCCAACTCAGCAACCACCGCATCGGCATCTGCCGGCAACAGCACAATCGTTGCCCGTGATGGTTCTGGTAACTTCGCTGCTGGAACAATCACCGCGGCATTGAGTGGTAATGCCTCAACCGCTACCACACTTGCCACAACGCGAGCAATTGAGATTTCGGGTGACGTAACAGGTACCGCAAACTTTGATGGTTCTGCCGCAATCAACATCGTTACCACCATTGCTGCCAACTCGGTAGCACTCGGAACAGACACAAGTGGAAGTTATGTAGCCTCGCTTGTTGCTGGTACTGGTGTAACACTTACCAACAACTCTGGTGAGAGTGCAACACCCACCATCGCAATCGGTCAGGCTGTTGGAACATCGGACAGCGTCACCTTTGATAACTTGACTATTTCTGGAAACTTGACGGTTAGTGGAACTACCACAACGGTCAATACAAACGAAATTCTGCTTGAAGATAACATCATCACCCTTAACTCGGGAATTACTGGTGCACCGTCAACCGATGCTGGTATCGAGGTTGAGCGTGGAACTTCAGCCAATGTTAAATTGATTTTTAACGAAACCACCGATAAGTGGCAGACAACCAACGATGGATCAGCCTATTACGACATCGTAACCACAAACACAGCCGCCGCTCAAGTTACTGCCGCAGCAGTTATTGCTGCCGCTGGTGGTGACGGAACTGCTGGTCAAGCAATTACGACCAACGGTGCTGGGGCTTTAGACTTCACAACGATTATCGGAACCACAGAAGCATCAATTATTTCGGCAGTTGGTGCCGACGGTGCTGCTGGTGCGGTTCTTACCACCAACGGTTCTGGCAACCTTTCCTTCACCACTTCACTTCCACTAGCAAACGGTGGTACTGGTGGAACAACTGCCGCCACGGCTCGCGCAAACCTCGGTGCAACAACCAAGGTTTCGGCAACCATTGGTAATGGTTCGGCAACAACGATTGTTGTCACCCACTCACTCAACACCCGTGACTTGCAAGTTTCCTTGTTTGAAGTAGCATCACCGTATGCCCAAGTTTTTACTGATGTAGAACTGACCACAGCGGATACTTTGTCGCTGATATTCAGTGCCGCACCATCAGCAGACCAGTACAGAGTTGTAATCATAGGATAATCCAAATAACCCTGAGGGGTTCATAATCGGTAAGGTCGAGGCCAATGCCAGCATTTTTAGACAAAATAAAAGCGCGCAAGTTCGCTACCGCAGCATCCTCTGCTGTTGAAGTCGGCGTAACTGCCGAAGATGAACCCCGTCTAAAAGTTGATGCTGGTGGAAAACTTACTTTTGGTAGTGGTGCTGCTGTTGGAGACACAACACTATATAGAAGCGCTGCTGACACACTCAAAACAGATGACGTATTCCAGGCTGCTGCTGGCGTAGTAACACTTACGACCGCAGGTGCACCGAGTACATCAATTGCCAACGGAGCCTTAGCCGTTGACACAACCAATGATGCACTTTACTTTAGGTCAAACTCGACATGGAATGAAGTGACAACTATTCCGACGTCACTTGATGGTGGAAGCGCTACTGCCATCTACGATGGAGCCGATGACGTTCTAGACGGGGGCGCTGCTTAATATGTCAACACGAATTAGGCTTAGACGAGATACTGCAGCCAACTGGACATCAAACAACCCAACCCTCACGACTGGTGAAATGGGTTATGAAACAGATACTGGCAAATTCAAGATTGGTAACAACACCAATGCATGGACTGCCCTTCCTTACTCAATTACCGCAGAATTAAGCGAAGGCAATCTCAACGATCTCAAGGATGTCACTATTACTAGTGCCGCAAGCGGAGACTTCCTTCGTTGGAATGGCACAGCATGGATTAATGATGCCGTAAACCTTTCAACAGACACCATCGGTTCGTATGTCGAATCTCTTGTTGCTGGCACAGGAATCACTCTTACAAATAACTCTGGCGAAGGCGCAACACCTACCGTTGCTGTAACAACAAATACTTTTGATGCCTATGGCGCAGCGTCAACTGCCGCAACCAATGCTGCCACGGCGCTCTCTAACCACGAGGCAGATACGACAAGTATTCACGGTATTGCCGATACTTCAATTTTGGTGACCACTACTGGTTCGCAGACCCTTACCAATAAAACAATTACTTCACCTTCGGGATTGGTAAAAGGCGATGTGGGTCTTGGCAATGTGGACAACACCGCAGACACAGCCAAGCCAGTTTCAACTGCTCAACAGACTGCACTAGATCTCAAGGCAAACCTCGCTTCGCCAACATTTACGGGAACGGTTTCTGGAATCACCAAAACAATGGTGGGTCTTGGCTCGGTGGACAACACTGCCGATACTGCAAAGCCGGTTTCCACGGCTCAACAAACGGCTCTTGACTTAAAAGCCAACCTTGCTTCGCCGACATTTACTGGAACCGTAACGATTCCTTCTGGTGCTTCTATTTCAGGTTTTGCTCCACTTGCTTCACCAACCTTCACGGGCACTGCTACTGCCAATGACTTGACCGTTTCTGGGAACTTGACTGTTTCTGGAACCACAACCTCAATCAATACCGAAACCTTGACTATTGACGACAACATTATCGTTCTTAATAACAATGCAACTGGTGCGCCCGTTAACGGTCAGCATGCAGGAATTGAAGTTGAGCGAGGCTCATCAGCGAACGTGGCACTCCGCTGGAACGAAACCTCAGATAAATGGGAATTAACAACCGACGGGTCAGCCTATGCGGATATAGCCACAGAATCATATGCGGCATCTCTAACTCCAGCAACCCTTGATGCCATTGGTGATGTAACAATTACAACAGCCACTTCGGGTCAGTTCCTGAAGTGGAATGGCACAGCATGGGTTAACGACGCAGTTCCAATCATTAGCAACATTGATGACATTACTGGCGTAACAATTACTGCAGCAGCCGACAAAGATTTCTTGATGTACAACGGCACGGCTTGGGTTGACCAGCCAATTACTCTTGGTACCGACACAACCGGTAGCTACGTAACGTCTCTTGTTGCTGGCACCGGAGTAACGCTCACAAATAACTCAGGAGAAAGTGCCACCCCGACAGTAGCGGTTGATACCACCGTAATTGCTCCGTTGGCCTCACCAACATTTACTGGCACGGTCACAATTCCTAGTGGTGCATCAATATCTGGTTATGCGCTTACGACAGCAGTGCGTGATAGTCTAATTCAACTTTACATGGAGGTCATCTAATGGCATTTACACAAAAGCGTCTTGCTGGGCCAACCCAGTTGACAACAACATCTTCTTCGGTCCTATACACGGTACCAATTAGCACAACAGCAATTGTTAAGCAGATTGTGCTCTGTAACACCACTGCTAGTGCTGTGACGGTGACTTTGGTGCTAAAGCCACTCAACGTAGCACAGGCAACAACACAAAACTTCCTTACGGCCTTGTCTTTGGCTGCCAACGAAACAGTTATGATGTCTACGTTATTGGTGCTCAACAACACTGGAGCAGCCGCAAGTGCGACCACTAGTGATCAAATTATTGGATACGCCAGCGCAAACAGTGCTGTAAACATTATCCTCACAGGTATCGAGGAGGCGTAGTGGCATCTTTCGTTCGGATGAACGGAACTGGAATATCAACGGCTGAAGGAACTTCATCCATTTCCAGCGCACTGGTTGCTACCGCAACGTACCTGAACCTTCCTGACCCTGTTTACGGAACTGGTATTGATGGCGATGTCACAATTTCGGCTAATACCACATTGACTGTTGACAAGTTTTACAATAATCTCACCATCGGTGAAGGAATTACATTAAATTGTGGTGGTTACAGAGTGTTTGTTCAGGGAACATTAACCCTTGCCTCGGGTGCAATTGTCGGGTACACAACAGGTCAGTCCACTGCTGGATCCATTGCACAAGGTGGTGCAGCAACCACGGCTGTCATACATAGTCTCGGTGGTGCCAGCGCTTCACAAACTGCTACAGCACCTGTGGCTGGCCTTGGTGGTTCTGCCTACTATCAACAACCACTACAAGCAATCAAGGGTTGGGCAGTCTCGGCTTCAACAACGACACCCACATTCCTTCGTGGTGGCGCAGGTGGTGCATCGGGAGCGGGTGGTGGTGTAGTTATTATCGCTGCTCGATACATTACGGTATCTTCTGGTACTGCTTACTTCAAAGCACCAGGAACCTCTGGCTCTGGTGGCGGAGGCGGTGGAGTAATTTTGATTGTGTCATCAGCATCAGTACTTAATTCAGGTGTATCCACAGATGTCACTGGTGGAACGTCCTGCGCGAGCGGAACTGTTAATTACATGCAGGTAGCCTGACATGGCTAAAATAAATAGACTCAAACCTGCACCAGTTCAAAAAACAGGAACAGACAAGATTTTTGGCAATGGTTTAGATGGGACAGTCGTTGTCTCCACAAATACATCGTTATCTCGTGATATGTATTATGAAGCACTAACGGTAAACAGTTCCATTACTTTATTTACAAACGGATTTAAAATCTTTGTAAAAAATACATTAACAAATAATGGCACTGTCGGTATGCCTGCTGGAACAAGCATGACAACAGGAGTACTTGCTGGTTCGGTGATGACACGCCTTGGTGCAAGTGATGGGTATAGCGCAGCAGAGTCAATTGGTGCAGGTGGCTCATTGGCTATTGGCGCAGTTAAAGATTACGAAGCCCTTGTATATGGTGTTTATCAATCATCTAGTACATTGAATCGTTGGTTTGTGGGAGCACCTGGTAGTGATGGTGCTGACGGAACAGATGGTGCCGCTGGAAATGCTGGCGCTGCTGGAACCGCAAATGCTGGAGCGGCAGGTTCGGGCGGGGGTTCGGGCGCAGGAAACCCTGGAACAGCAGGAACTGGCGGTGCGGCGGGAACTGGCGGTGCCAAAGGAATCAAGGGGACACATGGAGTAGGTGGAGGCTCTGTGGTTGTTATCGCTAAGACCATTGTTGGTTCGGGTACTTTTGTTAGTGTTGGAACATCTGGAACAGGTGGCAATCCCGGAGCAGGTGGCAATCCCGGTGGTAGTGGAAACGCTGGTTCTTCAGGAAACGCTGGTACAAGTATTGCCGCAGCCAACCATTCAAACCCTGTTGGACATGGTCACGCATCTTCTCATAACCCAGGTGGTCACAACCCAGGTGGTTCTGGTCACAACCCAGGTGGTCACAACCCCGATGGTTGCTGCACCGGCGAAGCGGCACACCACACGCCAGCCAACTGTTCAGTACACAGTAAATATGGGTGTAACGGACACCACCCTGGACACCATAACCCTGGCCACCACCACCACCACCCTGGAAGTGCACATCCCGGAAATGCTTTTTCACACCCTGGAAATGCACACCCTGGGAATGTTAATCATCATTACACAACGCACCCAACTCCAGCCACGCATAACCCTGCCTATCCAGGTGGAGCAGGTGGAACTGCAAATGCTGGAGGTTCAGGAAACGCTGGAGCATCCGGAAATCCTGGCAGTGCAGGCAACCCTGGTAGTGCAGGCTCACTAATCGTGATGACACGTAGTTTAAGCACACACATTGCATCTTCAGATACAACCCTCGTACGAGACATAGACAACTAAGAAAGTAATGTATAATGACCTATCGTCAAAATGACAACCCCGAAACCTCAGGAGAATTAGCCATGGCTTATGGATTTACCACACTGGATGCAAATGATTTAGTTGAAGCAAAGGCACGAGTCAAGTATCAACTTGAGCGAGACCTCTATGATGCCGCACTCAAACTACAGGTAGACCCAGCAACCTTTGACTATGCAGGATTCGTAGTTCCCGAGACTGCTGAATCAGACCCACTGTATGGTTACAAATTAAACCTGAAGACCATTTGGGACCAGATTCAATGGTTGGCATCTTTCTAAAAAGGCAATATCACAGACTGCAAACCTTCTGTTTTCCCAACACAGATATTGTAGGATAATCACATGAAACCAATTGATCTCGGTAATTGTGTATCCCTATATGAAAATGTGTTTACTCCAGGTAATTTCATAAACTTGCTTGAGGAAGAATGCAAGAACGATTGGGGCTATCTATCCTGGTTTAGAACACTTGTTGGCTCTGGCGAAAACCTCAGAGCAGACAACTACCGTTCCTCTTTGGGGTGTGAACTATCCCCACTAAATGTTGCTGAGTCAGAACTTGCAATTGACCGCTTGATTCCAATTCGTAATTCTTGGGACAAAATTCGGTCCGACACAGACAAGGCCGTGTGGCACTACAGAAACGAATACGCACTCAACCTAAGCAAGGATGAAGGTTACCGTGTTCTTAAATACGGGCGTGGTGCAGAATACCGTGGTCATGTTGACCATCACCCATCCAACCAGCGTGTTCTTAGTGTTATTGGGTATCTCAATGATGGCTATGCAGGTGGGGAATTGGTATTTCCAATCTTGGATATAACTGTAAAACCAAAGGCTGGAGCAGTTTTGTTGTTTCCATCCAACTTTCCGTACTTCCACTACGCAAACTCTGTGGGGGATATTACAGACGAAATAAAATATTCATTCGTTTCATGGTTTGTTTGACATGCAAAAGCACGTCTGTATTGTTGGGTCGGGTACTGCTGGACTAATCACGGCCATAATGCTTCGTGGAATGTTTCCACTATACAAAATAACAGTAATATCATCTTCATCTATTGGCATAATTGGAGTCGGTGAAGGTTCGACCGAACATTGGAGACAGGGCTTTCAGACTCCATACAACATCAATGTTAATGAAATGGTTTCTGAGTGTGCCGCCACCCACAAGTATGGAATTAGGTTTGAGAATTGGACCAACCATACGCCAGACTATTTTCATAGCGTAAGTCTCCCAGGAATGGGTCCTAATGATTTTGCGGCAAACTATGCGTTTTGTCTAGAAAACAATAGATTGCTAACAAGTTCAATGATATCCCACCTATACAACAACAACATAGTAAAAGTCACGGGCGCAAACCAACATGACTCTGTAAACCAGTTTCACTTTGACACCAAAAAACTAAACAACTATCTTACGGTTGTTGCCAAAACAAGGGATGTTGTATTTATTGATGACGAAGTTACCAGCGTAAAACAAGACACAGTTTCTGGTTTTATAACCGAAGTTGGTTTGATCAAGAATGGTTCAATCCTTGCCGATTTCTTTGTAGATGCATCAGGCTTTAGAAGAGCCATAATGTCTCAAATTGTGAAAGAAGATGATTTTGTAAGTTACCGAAAGTACCTTCCAACAGATTCTGCCGCGGTGTTTCAAACAGAGTCAGACCCTTCTGGGGAAATACGACCATACACCCGTGCGCGAGCCCTGTCTAGTGGGTGGGTGTTCGAAATACCTACGCAAGAAAGACGTGGCAACGGGTACATTTATGCATCTGATTTTTGCTCAGATGATCAAGCGGTCAAAGAAGTATCAAATCTTATTGGCAAAGAACTTACCCCAAGGATTATTAAATTTAAGTCCGGCTACTATAAGCAGGGCTTAAAACACAATTGTGTGGCAGTAGGGCTGGCAGGTTCTTTTGTAGAACCTTTAGAAGCAACTTCTATCTCTACAACAATTCAACAAGCCAGAATGATTGGGCAACTACTTCCTACCTTCAATGAGGGAAGCAAGGCTCAAACAAAAGATTACAATAAGAAGTTAGCAGAACTAATGGATAACATTTTAGTTATGATCTCGTTACATTACGTTTCTGATAGAACTGATTCGGAAATGTGGAAAGCACAACAAAATGCCGAACTTCCCGAGACATTACAAAATCTCCTAGAATTGTGGAAAGAAAGAGTGCCTTCCATAACTGATTTTCCAGACAGTGGATATGGCCTATTTCATTCAGCACATTTGTGGCATGTTGCTCAAGGACAAAACGTACTCAACCCAGATGCGGCGACAATACAACTAAATGCTTTTGGTTCAAGGGATTGGGCGGCAGCGTCAATGGCAGGCTTCAAGAGTGAGCAATTGCGAAATGGATTGGTAGACCATGCGTCTATTTTCAAACAAAAAAAATAACGAACATGTTACGGTCAAGGCAGACATGTGGGAAGGCCTACCGATACCAAAGAAGCATGAATTGTTGGCCATCCCCTTATCAAACACTCTGTGGCACCCCAAGGTAGCCATTTACAGAAATAATAAAAAGACACCTGATTGGTTCAAGGAAGTTGCTAACGGGGATTTGGGATTGCGAAGATGTTATGGTCTTGCAGATTACATGAGGACCGGATACACCATCCCACTATGGGCACAATTGGATGTTCGGGAACCAGTCTCAAAGCTAAATTCAAGTTGGGACGCTCGCTTCAATGCTCCGTCTTACTTAGTTGAGCCAATAGACAATAAGGCATATGAACAACTCATAAGCAAAGCAAACGTAGATCGTAATCAATTTGGATATGGTCAAGCAGGGGAATGTCCTGTGGCATCAATGAAGCAGAGGAAACAGTCAGATTACCTAAAATTGCAAAACCCGTGGTTGCTTAAGACAGCACCAGGTTATTCGTCCTTATTTATAGCGCCGCAATGGGAACCTAACAGTAATTATTCTGTAATGGCTGGCGTTGTTCATACAGACTATTACCATCACTGCAACATCGTTTTGAATATTACGACAACACAGCCCTTCTCTATTGCCGAAGGAACACCTATGTTGCATGTTATCCCCTTTGAGAGGGAAAGCGCTTTAATCACAAGTGAATTACTAAAAGGCGATGAAGCCACCCACAAACTTCTTGACAAGTTAGGGTTTGACAATATTGAACAAGGTTTTGACTGGAAGGGTTCTTACAAAAGAGAGCAATCTAGACACGATAAAAAATTGCGAAAGAACAATAATGGATAGGGTTGTATATTGTCCCACGGAAAACGAACTAGCCGAGGCCGAAGTACTAGCCGGAGAGTGGTTATTACCAATTCAGATTGGTGATTCCCCAAGAACCGAAAAGATTGATTTCAACAGAAAAGAAGTCATGGTTGTAACCGTGCCCGTAGATGTTGGGTTTGTTCCTGCATACTTTTCTGTTGGTGTGTCTTCCCCCTTTACCATTATGTATCTCAATGATTTTATGGATTGCTCTTCTATGTCCTTTCAGGTGGTGAGCAAAAACAACAGCAGCACTGTTCGAGCAGTACGCCACGACAAGCACCGAATTGGTATCCCGTTAAGCATTGAAATTTCTGGAGATTTTGTTTTGAAGTGCTTTAATGGTGATAACCTTTTGGATGAAATGACCATAAGCGTAAACAACTAAGGGGGGTGGATGCTTACTTTTATAGGTGGTAAGCCCCACCGTATTGCCGTCGTAGAAAACATTATCCCAAAAGAAGTTTGCGTGGGAATAATTAATGAGTGCAAGTATCACTACGACAAGTTGTTTTATCCAGGACCAACCATTGGTGGCGTCCAAGCGGACATTAAAGCGTCTATGGATTTTGATTTTGGTCATAAAGACATAGCCGAAAAAGGTATCCCTGCCGAACCTTTTATGAATTATGAAGAAAAAATAACACATGCCCTGTATGGGGCGCTTGCTTTATATGTTGAGCAAATCTACGAACTAAACGCTTTATGCCCACAATTAATAGATACCGGGTATCGGTTGCAGAACTACAAGCAGAGAACCAATTTTTATAGACGTCACTACGATGGCGCTCCATGGAATAGCGGTTCACTCAATCAGCGAGTTTTGGGGGTTGTAATGTACCTGAACACAATTGATGTCGGCGGTGGTACTGGGTTTCCGGAGCACGACATCGTAATCCCTGCCAAACAGGGTTCTATTGCAATTTTCCCTGCTAGTTGGACACATCCACACATGGGTATGGTTCCCATCTCGGATGAAAAATGGATGATTAGTACATTTATGTACGCCAACCGACTTGAGGACATTCCAGCCGCGCCCCCACAAACCATAGAGCCAACTATCATCAAGTTTTAAAACATGATTAACACTCGAACTTGCGGAACGTGCATTAAGTGCTGTGATGGCAACTTGGATATTGTTATCAATGAACATGTTGTTCAGAAAGGGTCACCATGCCCACATGTGTCTATACATACTGGGTGCACGATATATCAAGACCGACCACCTATTTGTAGGGAGTTTGAATGCTCTTGGAAAAGAGACTTACACATTCCAGAATGGTTAAAACCAGAACACTCTAAGGTAATTATTGTATACAAAGTATTTGAAGGAATGGATTACACGCAAGCAATTGAGACAGACAGCGTTGTGATAAGCGCCCAAGCCCTTAATTGGTTAATAACCGATGCAATCAAATGGAAATCCAATTTGGTATATCAAATCGGGTCAAGAGGCTTTTACTGCATGGGCTCCGTTGCGTTTTGTAAAGCGTGGATGAATAAGCATAACGGTACTGGAATTGCTTATGCAGAGTAAATTTGTCAGCCAATTCTTGTCACCCATAGAGTGCACAGAAATAAGAGAATCAATCGAATCAGAAGTATGGGGCGGCGATGATTGGGGTAGAAAATCATGCAATCTACCTAATAACTTCAAAATAGAAGAAGAGATGAAAATTCAATATGGGGAAGACTTAGTATTTACATATGCAAAATGGGTTAGGTACTCAACACGATATGGCAGTCCGCACGTGCCGCCTCACGTGGACTCAAATCCATGCGCATACACATTTGACATTCAATTACGCTCAACGATTGGCTGGCCACTAGTTGTGAGCGGAACCGAGTTTTCCATGACCGATGGTGATGCCGTGCTATATATGGGAGAAGACCAACTGCACTGGCGACCGAAATACCCAACTAAAGACCCAATAAAATTTGTTGAAGTTGCCTTCTACCATTATGTAAAACCAAACCACTGGTCAATCACTGGTAGCATTACCCCACACGAAAATAATTTATTAGCCAAACAAAAAACACAAAACTTGCTAGAAGAGCACAAAAGCAGAATTGAGGGCGCTAAGTGAAGCAAACACTAGAACCACTTGATGTTTATTGGGCGCCATATTGGATGCAAACAAACATAGCGCAAGACATCAGCCACCTGTTCCCTTCTCCAAAAACCCTATACGAAGAGTGCTTGGAAAAACAAGTAAAAGACCCCGAACGATCCAATTTCATAAACTGCCCAGCTGTGTCCGAAAAGATGAAACATACGTATGTTTTCAGAACCATACAAGAAACAAAGGTTTCTTGGGATGGCGCAAATGTCGTTTATGAACCAAACCTAAAGTTGCCGGCACACGTGGAGCACTTACACGGGCCGACCATGGAAAACAATGAGCACTTCAATTACCACCATTGCTTATTGTTCTTCTCTTCAGAAAGCGTTATAGCAAGTATGACTGCTCCATATTTTGAGTTGCCAACCAGCCACAAATACGGAATGATTGTTCCTGGAGAATACGATATTGGCCAATGGTATCGACCAATGAACATAGAGTTCAACCTGTGGAGTGGAGTTACTTCACTACACGTCAATGCCGGTGATGCTTTATGTTATATTCAGTTTCACACAGACAGGCCCATACGGCTGCATCGGTATCATGTAACCGAAGAGTTAAGTACCCTTGCCATGTCATTGGTACACATTAGTCCTTTACGATTCCTTGCAAGATTGACAGAGAAGTATAAGATGTTCAACAATGCCCAACTTAGAACCCGTGTTCTAAAGGAAATAAGAAAGAATATAGAGGAGTAGACAATGTTGAAACCGTCCGAAATCATGCAAGTAACGCGCCGTTGGGGTAACAGGGCTTACTGGACCAAGGTAAACGCCATCGAGGCCTGGGCTTTCATGACCAAGATTTCAATTATTGTTCCAGGTCTCATCTTTGACAAACAATGGTGGTGGATGTACCTTTTTGCCCTTGCATCAAGCCTTGCTTTGATTATTACATCAACCATCAAAACTCTTCCGACAATCATTTGGTTTAATATCTGTTGGATCATTCTGGCAACCACGGCTATTGCAAAGCACTTTATATAAATTTGGTTGCTTGATTTAGAATTACCACTTACCGAGTGGGCAAACACCGATATCAGACGATAAGTGCCACCCATCAACAAAAGGGAAAACAAAATGTCACAGACATTCCGAGAAAATGAAAAGCGCTTGACCGAGGAGTGGGAAGCAAAAGGATACAAACTTGCTCCAGGTGAATCAATTGGTGATTACGTAATTATTCCAGGTGACGAAACGGACTGGTTGTTTTATCCCGTAATCAAATGGTTCAAGAAAAGGCTTGGTCGCTAATGAAACTCCTACACTTTCTGTAAACTTAGTTGCTTGATTTAGAATTACCATTTGCCGAGCGGACATACTGCTGCTGGGAGTTTGACTTTAAGTTTCATAAAGCAACCACACTCTTTGCACTGTTTGGTAGCCTTTAGTAAACTTGGGCACGCTTCACATATCGCATATCGAGATGATGCAATATCCTCGGAAACATGTTCAATATTGGGGTTCACTACATCCCATGGACGTGTGTTACCAAGTTTCTTTTTATATTCCTGCCAAGCGTTCGTCATAGAAAAAATCCATCAGACTTCCGATGGATCTGCTGGTGGGTTCCAATTTGTCCCATCAAAAGTCCAACCGTTTGTTATTTCATCAAAATTAGGGTGTGATTCTGGAATTTCAATAATTACTGGACCGCTTCTCATGACGGCACACAAGAGTTCATGGTTTGGGTGTGTTTCTGAAACTATAAGTGCTCCACCAAAATCACCATCTACAACGAAAGCAAACTTTATTTTGCTCATACTTTTCTCCTTTGTTCTAATTTCGACACCATATTATCGCCTTTTAGCCCTGATAGTAGAAACATGAACATCCACCAAAGAAATCTGTACATACGCCAGGGATGCTCGAGTGCTCACCGCAATTAGTGCAGTTTCCTTCACAGGAAGGTGGGGGAGGGCATGTTCCGCAATTACCTGTCCAACATGCCAAACTATCGCAGCATGCCCTATTCCACTGCCTATAAGTTGTGCCCGTGCACCCAGGGCAGTTACCAAATGGGTCATTCGCTGTTTGTATCCCACCATCTGTGTAACCCGTTGTGTCTCCACAAGTTCCCGGGCATGTCACCCCAGCACATGGGTCGGGTGGAACACCGCCACAGGTTGCGCTGTTTGATTCCACCGTCTGAACGGTTGAGCCATTACATCCATCTGATACGTTTCGCACGAGTGTGGTACCGCTGCAGTAGTTCCCCGAAGTGACCGTTCCTGCTGCAGGAGAGCCAGCACATGGGTCTGGTGGTGGAGGCTCAGGAGGTGAGGTTTCCGAACAGAAAACGGTGTCTGAATCTGCATAGCCAAATCTTTGAACTTTTAGATATGCAGAACGAGAGACACTGTAGCCAAGTCCTGTCCAGCCTTGACTATCGCCACTTGTGTCGTTCGGGCAAAAGCCACCAGCACAGTCAAAATAGTTGTAGAAATATAAACCGCTAGGGTTTGCAACATATGTTTGGTCAACTGTTTGCAAGTAATTGCTAAAGTCGATTCCTACCCGACCTTGTGTATCGTCGTCCATCGTAAATAGGGGGGTCGGTATCTTGCTGTGTAGCGGCGTGACGGAATTGGACGCCGAAGAATATGCACTCGTGCCAATCGTATTTACTGCGGCGACCCTAAATACGTACGCAAATCCGTTCGTCAAACCAGTGACAGTCACTGAAGTTGAGGTTGATACCCCATCAGAGAATGTTGTAAAAGTTGAACCACTGTCACTTGAATACTGGATTACATAATCGTTCAATGCCGGGCTTCCCAACATGACGGGGGCCGTCCAGCTGACTAATGCAGTGGTATTGCCATATGTACTTGGAAGACTCGCCGTTACAGATGTAGGTGCGCCAGGAACGAAGCCCATGCGGAAGCCAAACTTGTTAGTTGAGCCGCTTCCAATACGGTTTAAGAAGGGCATAGTTCATTACGCAAATTTCGTCTGGCTTGCGAGCACTGTGAATGCGGCGCTACCAGTTTTGATAATTGCTAACGTGTAAGCATCAATAGAACTGGCGTTTCCAGTTGCTGGTGCAGTCCCACCCATCCATTTTGGTGTCACTGCAGAACCATCGACCTGGAATACCGTGGGTCTTTTTTGCGTCGTTCCAATCGTTGCCAGAAAGGTTACAGTAGCAATTTGCCCTGTTGAAAGGGTGTCATTTAATGTGACACTGGATGTGCCACGGACATTAATTGTCCAGTCGTTGGTTGCATTACTCGTGTAATAAACCGTTGGGTTGGTACTGAAATCAATATTGATAGTTCCAGTTGAGGCAGATGCAACAATATTTGCTGTCTCTATAACCGTATTTATATCTGCCGTTGCAAGTGTTGCTTTGCCAGCAATAAAGTTTCCAGATGCATCACGAGCGACAATTGCTGAAGCAGTGTTTGCGTCGGTGGCTGTTGTGGCAGAGTTGGACACTTTTCCTGCCGTTGAAATAGTTGCAAGTTTTGTGTCAACAATCGCAGCCGAAGCACTTATGTCGGCATTAACAATAGACAAGTCGGATATGTTCGCCGATGTGACCGTGATTGCCGTTGGCAATGCTCCAGTGGCAAGCTTAGAAAGAGCAATTGCCGCAGAAGCAGAGATGTTTGCATCAACAATTGTGCCAGTGACAATTTGAGCAGAAGTAATACTGTTGGCAGCCGCAACAGGTGCTGCCTTCCAAGCAACCCCAGTAGCAGTTGTTGAGTCAGCGACAAGGGTTGTGTCATTTGCACCAACTGCCACTCGTGAGATTGTGTTTAATCCGGTTCCAACAACCAAGTCGCCCTTGGCTTGAACTTCACCGGTTACTGCTTCGGCACTGATGGAAACCCAGGCAGAGCCGCTGTAGTACTGGAGGGTGTTGGTCGAATCCAAGTAGCAAACACGGCCCTCTTCAAGCGTTGGCTCCCCACTACCGCCAAAGGCGGCATCACGAACGGCGGCACTAGCAAAGCGAGCCACAACCTGATCTTGGAGGTATGTATTGACCAACGTCGCCGTCAGGACTTCACCTGCCTGAAATACTCGTACTCCTGCTCCAGCCATTTTAACCTCCGATAAACCCTACATTAGTTTTTTCTGTCCCACAAGCACTTGTATGTCATAATATCTGTAACGAAATTCAGAGAGGGGCAAGTTTTGAATTTCTCGCTACGGCGTCTATTCCCTATTGTATCAGTAGTCTCATTGACCCTAATGTCAATTCTTGGTGTGTATTCGCCAGTTAAGGCATTGTCGCCTGTTTTTGAGTCAACTGCGGCAGCAAAGGTAACCCTAGGTTCATTGGCAAGCCGAACCCAATGTGCAGTTCTAGGCAAGCAGGGGATTGGTCCGTACACAATGACCGGCACCGACGCCAGTTCTAACAGTTCATACTCCTATGTAACCGACAAGAACTACACGCAAACGGAGCAGTTGTACGAAGGTCAAGAATCGCCTACCCAGACCTTGTCTTACACCACATCTACAGGACAAACATATTCTGGACGTAGTGGAGTAATTCGCCTCCAGTCTTCGGGTCAGATTTCCTATGGCAACACTTGTAACGGTCACGGAACATTCGGTTCGGCGTTTGGACCAGAAGTATGGACAGAGCCGTTTCCTGCCACAGCGAATCAATCAATTTCTTTTGACTGGGCTGCTGCTGGTGGTTGGGATGACTACGAAGCGTATGGATACTTGGTTCAGGTTTCGGCAAGCGGGAACACATATGACTATGGCTCTAGTGCTACTTCAACCCTAGTTTCATACGGACGTGGGCAAAACCAGGGCTGGGTTACGTCTACCGGAGTAGTTCCATCTAATGGTTATTACAGATTCAGGTTTGTGAATGGTTCCTATGATGCAACTGGCGGTAAAGCCCTTGGTGCGTCAATGTATATTGACTCAGCAATATCTGTAGCCAGCGCGAACACTATTACCTTTGCTCAGCCTGCCGACATAGTCACTTCTTCATCAAACCAGACATTTACCGTTTCAGCGACTGCCACTTCTGGGTTATCGGTTACGTTTACATCGATCACTACAGGCAAGTGCACCGTTGGTTCATCAACCGATAGCGGTGGAACTTCAACTGCGACAGTGACGGTGTTGGCTAGTCAAACAGGAACCTGCACCATCTCGGCAAATAGTTCTTCTAATAACTCATATGTAGCAGCAGCCACGGTGAGCCAGTCGTTCACTCTCGTTGCAGGGTCTACGGCTCCAACAACATCTGGTGGAACATCAATGTCCGGAACTGTTGCATCCGGAAATACTTTGACCGCAGTCGATGGAACTTGGGGTGACGGTGGCGCTGCTATAACTGCGACAACTTATCAGTGGCAATCATGTACTCCTGCTTCGTGTACTTGGACAAATATATCTGGCGCAACATCTTCAACATATGTAATTATTTCAGATGATGTTGCAAAACAAATACGAGTAGCCGTAACTAAGACCAATTCAATTGGTTCACTAACAGCAAACTCGGCTGCATCAATCACGGTCACTGCGGCATATCTTAATGCGGTCACAAACCTGACGGCTGTTGCAAACGCAGACGGAAGTGTTGACCTTGACTGGGATACGTCGGCGGCAAGTAATACCGCCATCTACGCTTACTCGGTTAGTTTCTATGACCTAACCGTGATTGGTGGAGCCACGTCAGGCGGCTGGGGAGTTTGGACTAATCAAGGAACCAACTACTCGTTAAGCACTGGAATGTTCTCTGGAAGTAATCCCGTCACGACTGGATACGGACCTGTTCGTTTTGGTATCAAAGCGGGAAATCAAAGTTGCTTTTCTAATGCAGGCGTAGGTCCATGTGTGTACGGTCCTGAAGTAACTGTTGATGCAACCGTTGTTGACCCAACTCCAGTAACTACTACTTCTTCTACTACTACAACCAGTACTACAACTACTTCTACTACTACGACTACTACGACTATCGCTGTGCCTGTTTATGTTCCGCCAGTAGTAACTACTACTGTTTATGTACCGCCAGTTGTTGTTATTCCACCTGTTGATACTGGGACGACCAGTACGAGCGTCGTTCCTGTCGTCGTGACTCCCCCAAACGGTACAACAGTGCCACTCCCGCAATACCCAGAACCTGAGACAGAATCCACAACGGTGACGCTTCCTGTAGGAACATTACCTGGAATCGAATTGCCAGCAATAGTAATTCCACCAGTTGGAACAGAACCCGGAACGGTAGTAGTAATAATTCCATCAGATGAGGTTACCCTCCCAGAAGCAGGAGAAGCAATATCTACAGGAGAACTTGCGGGTATTTTAGATACTGCATTCACTCCAGGTGCATCAACAGAGGAAATGACTGAAGTTCTTGATGGACTCCTTGACGCCGATTTGACTGGCAAGCAGTTTGACGCAGTCGTAGATGCAACCCTTGGTTCACTTGACGAACCAGGTGCAGATGTTGGTGCTGTTATTGATTCATTCCTGGGAGCCGACTTAAGCGATAAAGAATTCACAAAGGTTCTTGATGCGGTGTTCTCCGAAGATGTATCTGACGAAGTTTTCACCGAAGCACTAACAACAATGCTTGATGCCGAATTGAGTGATAAAGAGTTTGACAAAGTTCTTGATGCCGCATTCTCAAAAACAACATCTCCTGAAGCCATGGTTTCTGCACTCAGTTCAATCTTTGATGGTCCAGCAAGTGGTGGGGATATTTCAAAAGTAATGGGTGCGGTCTTTGACGAAGACATTTCTGCCGAGGACACAAAAGCTGTACTTGGAGACTTGCTTCAAACGACTCTGAGCAAGTCAGAAGCAGAAGCAGTGTTTGACAACGTGTTTGACAGTGACCTCTCGGATGCAGAAACCATTGACCTCATCGTCGATGTTTTGAAGGACGAACTCACAGCAGAGTTATTGGGCTCTGTTCTTGGTGCGGTCTTTGACGAAGAAGTAAGCACCGAAGTTTTGGTTGAAACCTTTACTGCCGTCTTGGGTAATGAATTAAATGCCGAATCAGTCGGTGTCATCGTTGATGTCCTTGAGTCAGAGTCAATTACAAATAACCAGGTATCACAAGTGGTTGATTTAATTGTCAGCCAGGATGGGGGTGTCAATAGTGACCAAGCCACAGAACTGGCAACAAGCGCCAAGGTGCTTGAAAGCATTGACAGTGAACAAGCAACGGCAGTGTTTGATGCGGTCGTTGTTGCCGAGGTCTCGGAAGAAGCAGGTGCACAGATTGCCGAGGCACTTGCGGACGCACCAACCGATGTAAAAGAATCTTTTGAAGAAGAAATCAACGTGTTCGCTGGCGTGTTTGACACCTATGTCGCTTTAGGTTCCAAGATTGATGTCGGTGATCGTAGAACGGTTCTTGCTGTTGGGGCAGCCACGGCCATTGTTGGGGCGATAGGAGCCTCTGGTGCACTTTCCCCTTCCTCTGGCCCCAACGGTCCTTCTAGTGGCACTGGAAGCAGTTCTGGTGGTTCTGGCGGCCCTGCGTCGGCAGGTGGCGATGTTGCGGCTCGCAGAAATGAAGAAGAGGAAATGAGTGGAGAAATTGCATGGGATGGACTGGAGTGGATAAAGAACATGAGCATTTTTAGGTATAATAGTGGAGTACGAGTTTTAGACTGGGGTATGGCTATGAAAAAATTCAGTTACGGTCTGATCAACCTTGGCTTCACCATCTCGGGTTCATTGATTGTTTATCTGACCCTTTCGGGAAGTATCCAAAAAATTGCTGGTATCTCCTCGGCATTAGCCCTTGTTGGCGCTCTGTATCTCCATATGAAAGAGCCTGAATGAAATGGCGCAAATACAAAATGTATTACTTAGGATTCTTGCTACTTTTGCTGCTTCTGGTCTAGGGGTTATTGGTGCTGGAGCAATCGCTGGAGTCCCCATTTGGAAGGCTTGCTTTATGGCAGGTATAGCAGGAGTGGCCTTTGTTGTAGAGGGTTTATCAAGGTCTTTCTTGGACGATGGAAAACTCACTCTTGCAGAGATCAATGATGTATTCAACAAGGTTGACGGAAAAGACAAGGATTCAAAATGAGCAAAGTTGCTTGGAACATAATCGTTCCTGTCAAACAGCCAAAAGACCTCAAGGGCATCGCTCCTGGGAAACTTCCAGACAGTCTTTTGCGACCATCGGTTGGTGGCGGGAAACTTCATTGGTTGGCCAACGCTGCATGGGGTGCAATGGTTGCGGCAGCAAAAGCAGATGGCATCGAACTAAAACCGACTTCCTCGGCAGACATGTATCGAACCTATGAGTCGCAACTTTCAGCTTTTAAAACGCGCTACACAACCACTCCGAACGGAAACTCAACTAGAACTTTTGAGGGAAAGAAGTGGTATAAAAAGGAAGAAAAACTTGCGAGTCTTGCCGCACCGGGCACATCGCAACATAACAGCGGACTCGCTGTCGATGTTCACTCTGCCGGAGAACCAAAGCGTTTGAATTGGCTTATTGCCAATGTGCGCAAATTTGGATTCTCTTGGGAAGTGGTGCCAGAAGAACCATGGCATTTAAGGTATACAGAGGGCGATAACCCTCCAGCAGCCGTTGCCGAGCACATGTCAGCAAGTGGCATCTCGGCTCCGGTGGCAGGTGCGACACCCGACATCGCATCTGCTACTTCTACAGCCACCAAAGACGATGGGGGCGATCTTGACCCAGGCGACAGTGGTCCACGAGTAACGAAACTACAAGAAGAACTTGCAGAGCGTGGTTTTTACAAAGGCGCACCAGATGGACAGTTTGGACCAAAGACGGTTGCGGCCGTGGTTGCATACAAGACGGCAAAGGGTTACGGACCTGGGGACAAGGCTGGCAAGCGAGTTCTTGATGACCTTGGTATCGGTTTATAGAACATGATCGAAATAGTCGCAGCCGCCGTAGGTGCTATTTCCCTTGTTGTTGTTGCGATTGTTGAGCGCCGCACACGTACCGACGATCAACGGTGGGCACTAAACACTAAAGAACACGAGTCACTAGTAGGTCGAATTGAAACCATGGGTAGCGGCCTTGGGCGCTCGTTGGACAGGGTTGAAAGCAATCTAACCATACACATCAATCGTCTTGAAAATGCCAATGCCTTACAGGACAAGGTTTTATTTGAACACCTCGCTTCCCACGCTGAGTTGGAAGTTGCTAGATATACAAGCCCCCAAAACCTCAATGAACCAGCCCCTATTAAGCGCCGAAAAAGTAAGCCCTAGTTTATGGGTAAGCAAAAAAACAAGTCAGCTAAAGGCTCTCAGCAACGAGAACGACTAAACCCTACTACTGGTTCGGTTGAAACAATCACTGGAACCAAGGCTGGAAAGCGTCGTTCAAGACTCCCTTCTGGTCACCCCCTTCGCACCCATGACCTTCATGGCAAAAAGGATAAGCGAACCGACTAATATACTTTCGTGAGCATTCTGAACGAAGCCAACATGAATTGGCACGACGACGGTCATTGGATGACCGTACAAATCATTGGACCCGAACTAAAAGTCACGAGTATTAATTGCCCGCATAGCAACGATCCCACCAAGCCATGTCGCCATCCTCGTCATGGTTGTATTGTTGAGACGTTTATCAACCGCTACGGCCTTGACTGCAATGTTGGGTCGTGTCCTGCTACGAGCCCCATAACATTATGTTGGACCAATGTCGGTGATTTTGAAGACATTGAACTCATGCAAATATGGGTGATACCGAGAAATGATGATGTTTTTGGATCTTGGCTACAAATACAAAACAGGTAACCGTGTCTAAACACTTGATGTGTTATTGTTTAGGACAAGCGGGGAAAATGACCAACCACATGTAAGGGGCTTGTATATGCCAAGTAATAGCAAGGATACATCACTAGCCGAACTTCTGTTAGGCGCTATCAATGAAGAGAAAACTTGCAGGTTTCAAACCGTGCTGAGTGCTCTGTCAGACGAAGAACAGGTCGCCTTGGGGGCCGCACTAAGAAGCAACCTACCCACCAGTAAGATAGTCAGAATACTTGATGGTGGCGGACACAAAGTAAATAGGATTTTTCTTGCCGAGAAGCGTAAGTGCTATACAGAATCGGAGAAGTGCTTATGCCGAACACAGACAAAGTAAATTCAAGCCGTGTTGCTGAACTCTTGGCAAAAGAAGTCAAAGAGATAGACGACAAAGGGATACGTGGCAAGAATGTTCAAGCCATAGCTGAACTATTTGAGAAGCGTGGTATTGACCCAGCAGAGGTAGGTGACCTCAAAAGGGTGTCGTTCTACCAAACGGTGGTCAAAAGTGAGGAAGGCGAACCACAGATCGTCGATCTCACAGCCGTTCAGTTCGTGCCCTCGTGGGACAGTGGTCCTAAGTGGCCTGTAATCGTTCCTGGTCCTAGTTACACGATACCAAAAGCGACGACAAAAGTCCGGAAGGGCACTAGCTTCCGAACTGCCGTAATTGTGCCTGATATACAAATCGGTTTCTACCGAGGAGTTGATGGAACCCTTGAGCCAACTCACGACGAAGCGGCCATATCGGTGGCTTTGGCGATGATTGCCGACATTGATCCAGACGAAGTTGTATTGGTTGGCGACAACTTAGACCTTCCTGAGATGGGCAAGTATCTCTGTTACCCCACCTACCAGCAAACCACGCAGGCTTCGATTGACCGTGCCGCGCTGTTGTGTGCTCAGTTACGCAAGGTAGCACCCGATGCAACCATCACATGGTTGGCAGGAAACCACGAAGAACGCATGCCTAAGTACCTTGCTACCAATGCAATGGCGGCATATGGACTCAAGCGAGCCAACCAACCAGAGTCTTGGCCAGTGCTTTCGGTGCCATTCCTCGTACGAATGGACGAGTACAACATCACCTACAAGCCTGGATACCCAGCTGCTGACTACTGGCTAAACGAAAAACTGAGAGTTATCCACGGCGACCGAGTCAAGTCCGGTGGATCGACTGCCCACGTATATCTTAACCAAGAAAAGACTTCCGTCATCTACGGACACATTCACAGGATTGAGACTGCGTACAAAACTAGAGAAGACTATGACGGCCCAAGAACCATCATGGCTGCAAGTCCAGGTTGTCTTGCTCGCATCGATGGTGCCATTCCCTCGACCAGAGGCGGTGTGGATCTTGACGGACGACCGCTCACTCGCCATGAGAACTGGCAACAAGGTCTTGGTGTGGTCACCTACGAAAAAGAGGGCGAAGCCAAATTCACCTATGAGTGCATCCCAATCTACGGTGGCTGGGCAATGCGACAAGGCAAGGAGTACGCAGCATGAGCGAGTACGAACCTCCTACGCCTGTAAATGACGAGGTTGTTCAGGCACTACAGGAACTGAGCGACATGGGTCTTGTTGAGATAGTCGGGATAACACCTGACGGCGACTGGCTTTACGCATCAACCGAAGCAGGCAAGAAAGTCCTTGACATCTGGGAAGACTAACCCATGACTACAATTATTGGTATTCAGGGTGATACATATGCGGTGATATGCGCTGACTCGCGTGTAACAGAGGTTGACTACGACGGTACAGCCACGCAATCCATGAGCCTGAAAGAGATTGGCTTCAAGATTGCCCAAAACGGTAGATACCTTATGGGTGTTGCTGGCGATGTGCGAGCGATAAACATATTGACCCACTCGTTCAATCCTCCAACCCCACCAACAATACTCAGGGGAAGGAAGCTTGATCACTTCATAACCACCAAGTTCATTCCGTCATTGAGGGTGTGTTTTGATATTGAAGGGTATTCAAACCCTCACACCGAAAGTTCTGTGCACCAAGCAGAACAGAGTTCAATCATTATGGTGGCGATAAACGGAACGATATACGTTATCGACGGTGACTATGCATGGCTTAGTGATGCCTTTGGGGTGTATGCAATAGGTTCTGGTGCTCAGTTTGCCTTGGGGTCACTTGCTACAGCAATGCCTTCCGGTGGCAAGGTTGGACTGCGAACAGCAAAGCAAGCAGCCCTCAAAGCAATTGCAGTGGCTGGCCGATATGACCCAGGGACGGCGGCGCCATATCAAGTTCTCGTTCAAGATGCCCCAGAGCGACCTTCCAAGAAGGCAGCAACCAAGAGGGTAGCAACAAAGAAGTAGGTACCCGTTTAGCATTGTCTCATCTACTAGGTTGTAGATCAAATGACAAAGGCTAAAAACACTAAAGTAACATCATCTACGGAGTACACAACTGACTATGTCAAGGTTGCTGCTATGCAATCAAAAGGTGGAAACAAATGGATGGATAGAGCCGCTTGCAAAGGTAAAACAAACTTGATGTTCCCTAAAGAACACAAGGACATTACGTATATCGCAGAAGCAAGAGCACTTTGTCGCGAATGTCCGGTAAAGACCCCATGTTTAGCATATGCACTTCAGTATCCAACAGCAGATATACACGGTGTATGGGCAGGTTTAACCTCGAGGCAACTGGCGGCGAAACAAAAAGCATTGGGGATCAAACCAGTGAAACCAACCTTGGCACAACTATGGGGTGACTAGTAAGCTCTGAGATTACAGGTGAGGCAAATACCAATACCATCGTGATCAACGATGTCCTCTTTACAACGACCCTTACGTTTACCGCAAGGCATAAGAACTGGCTCACGGTTAATGACTGCTTGTAACTCGGTATAAGAATCAGGAAGGGAATACTGTCCTGTAGGTGAAGGGGCAATACCTTCTTTAGAATCCAACATACGGCGAACTGCCATAAGCACCCACTGGTTCATACTTATGCCTTGATCGGCGGCGGCATTGAAGATGTCTTGTTTCAAACGCCCCAAACAGCGAAGCGACAGAGAGTACGTTCTATCTGAATACCGAGGGAACTCTGCCTTACGACCCATCACGCCTCATAAGGAGCATGAGGTACTCAGTCATAGAGCAACCCCAGTTCTCAGAGCGCTCAACGAGAATGTTCTTCTCTTCAGCAGTTAGCCGTATGGTGAGAGTAGACCACTTACCAGTAGCTTTCTTAGGCTTACGACCCCTAGC